CCTTTGCAGACTGTGAGTCAGGATCTGATATGGCTTCATCCATATCAAACACAAAGTCGTCTCCAAGGTTTAGCGATTGTTTCATATCTGGCTTCGTCCCTTTATCTAAATAACCACGTACCATATCTACTAATTCAGCATCTTGTTCCAACACGTTTATCAAAGACTCATAGGGTTCAAGTTTGTCATTCTTGGCCTTGATTCTTGTATTTTCGCGTGATGAATCGCTGTACCGTACTTTGTACGGATTGCTCTCATCTTCCCAATTAGGAGTCTGAGGCACTTCCCTGGAACCTGTGTCCATTTCTGGAGTTACCTGCTCTGGAACTGACCCTTGTATTTCAGCCTGTTCCGCTGGGGCATCTTGTATTGCACCATTAACCTGCGTTTCTAATGCATCAAAAAAGTCTGCATTGGAGTCCTCAACCATTGTATCCATTACTTCTTCAACAACTTGTTCGGAGTTACCTTCTTTCTTTTTTGCCATCTTTCGTATTTTCCTTTAATTTACGATTACGGTAAGTTATTACCTTCTTTTTTTTCTGCCAAACCATTTTGAACAAGTTGTTTAAACTCATTCTCCTGGTTTCTTTGCATATCTTTTGATCGTTCATTTTGCAATTCCTGATTTGCCCTTGAAGTAGCGACATCTCCTTTTAGTTTTGCACTGGTATCAAGTATCTGTTTACGCATATCATGCTCTGCCATTCTTGTTTTGTCTTTAATACCAGCCTGAACGAGCTGTCTTGATAGAGTTTCAATAGTGCCATCTCTATCTTTAATCATTTCTTGTGATTCTTCTAATTGTCTTCTCATTTGAGCCATAAGACTCTTACGCTGTGCAATCTGCTCTTTATTCTTAATGTCTGCCTCTGCAAGAACTGCTACATCATCTACTATGCCAAGCTTTAACATTTCCATAAGTTCTTTTAAGTACGCCCAGCGGTTTACTGGCATCGTTGATCCAGCAACAAGCCTGACATCAAACTTTGCTGTTGCATAATCAAAAAACTTGCCTATTGCATCGCCATATTTATTGTATTGAATAATATTAACCTCAACATCCCTGACATCTGCATTATTAGGCTCTACTATTCTAAATACCTTGTTTGATTTATAGGTGGCCTGCGTATAATCTCTAACCACCTCGCCTAGATGTTGCAAAGACGGCTCAACCGAGTTCTTCATCCATGTCTTGACCCTTCGAGTACCATACTCATCATTAGCAAGTAGCCCTTTAAATGTATCATGCTGTGCTTTTATATCTCCCTGCATTGAAGAATATATCCCTGCAAGGTATTCCATGTCAGTCTTTCCAAGCTCAACAATATTAGCAAATGCTGTAGATATTGGAGCAGGTTGAACTATACTTGGAGCTTCAAAGCCTTGTCTTACTGGTAAGAGTGCGCCTGGAGCAGATGCATATCTTTCCCAATAGTCCTCATCTATACTTCCTTCCTGATATAAATACCTCAAGGAAGAACCTAATGAGGCGTTATGTATCATTAATTGATGAGCCTTGTTTAACTCTTGTTGTTTTCCTACTAACGGAGAAACAGCAGACATAGGATATGGAGTGCCAGTCCATTTATAATGTATAGGAACTATTGGATATTCCAGCCCTGGCAGTATTGCTTCATACATAAAGGTATCGCCAATCACACAAGTTAGTCTAATTCTTGACTCATAAAACTTGATTGCATCTATAAGGCTGTTCTTAAGTTCTCCTTTCATTAGAACCTTAAATTCTTTTTCAGAGACTATATTGTTTTCAACACGGCTCACAGCCTCCATCGCCTGGGATATTTTCTGCTCTCTAATTTGTACTATTTGCGCATCCATCTGTTTTTCTAACTTTTCAACCTCCAGGGTATATCTTTCCTCAATTATATTGCCCTCCTGAAGTTGTTGATTGAGCTGCAGCAGGGTTTCCTGTGTCTTTACCTGCATTTCCTTGGTAATATCTTCCATCTCAATGTCTACCTGAGCTCGTATTTTACTTATCTCTTCAGGGGATGGTTCAATTCGATAAAACACATTCATATATGGTATCTTGATCTTTTCATACATCTCATAATAATCAAGCCTACGATCTTCCTCTCCGAAGTAATCAAATGTTTCATCAATTACGTCTTTATACTGGAAATCACCTCCTTCTGCTTTTTGGCTATAACTATAGTTGTCCCGCTCCGTTGCACCTGCGTTTTTGATTTTGTTTGCGTACTCAGGTAGTATTTTTTGAAGATGTGACTGAGGGATTACTTTATGAACCATGATATATGCAGCATCACGATAAAATATATCTCTACTCTTTGGATCAACAAACACATCAAACGGTTCAACGGTATCAACAATAACCTCGCCCAGCCCATGATCCGCATGAGCATTTACAGAAATTTTAAAATACCCAACGCTTTTAGTGGCGGCATCATTAATAACCTGACTAAACTTACTTTGGCCATCACTCTCATACCAGATATAATCAGCAACATCAGCATGCACACTTGCCACATCTACATCAGAACCCTCAGCCCCAATAGCCTGCCATCTTGGCTGGTTAGCTGTAACATAAAAATTTAACATCTCTATAATTGGTATAATACGATTAATGGTAAATGTTGGCATTCCCTGTCTTTCAAGAACATCACTTTCATCTTGGGTTAGCTGGTTGTCTAGATAAAAATCATGGCCTTGCTGATTTACCTTTTCCCAACGCTGCCGCGTTGCTCCATTCAAATTAATATAAAGATCTCTTACTCTATCAGCCTTTGTTTTTGCTGTTTGCTTTGCCATTACATCTCCTAGATTATTTTTTATTACCTGAGGCCACCACCACCCCTTCTACGCCCTTTTTTACCTTTTCCTCTTTTACGGTTTGCCTCTATCTTCGTATCATCTGGAATAGTGGCACACATTTCTCCTGTGTTAAGTAGTACGGATAGTACGATAAGTTTAATCATGCAACCACCCAGTTCTTTGGCCTATCAATCTGCCTTCTTACCCAGTCTCCAGACTGGTTTTCAGCGCCACTTGGTGGATGAGAATATTTGACTGCATAGGCAAGCGCATCTATTGTATCGTCGTGAGCCATCCTTTTGCCGAAAGTGAGGATTTCATGTTGGAGATCATAATGAGAGTCTCGTATCCTCACCGCACCAATTGACATTCTTTGAGCTAAAACTTCCTGTATCCTGTCTAACTTACTTTGCTTTGTTCCAGGTTTTTCTTCTTTAAACCGTAGACTAAAATCGTTCTTTCGTCTCATCTCGCTCCTGAGTGCCTGAAATATTGGCTTTGACATCGAAGTGTCTTCAACTGTAAACAATGTTGGACTATACTTGCCGTTAAGTTCAAACATATAATCAACTATTCCTTTTTTATCTTCGCCTGGTATCCCAAGTACGGGCAGTGATCTGCGTCTCACATAGTCTATGACATAAATATTAGAGTTTATATCACAGGCAATAACTATTATAACACTATAGTCGCTGTCTCTTCTTTCAGAGTCAGTAGCTGGATCTACCCCTGCAAATATACTGACTGGCATTTTGTCGCCTTCATTGTAAATATAGCCCATCATTTCATTCTCATCGAACTTATAAAAGCCTTCCCAGTACTTAACATGCCTCATATTAAATATAGAGTCCTCTGCTGACTGGACTTCCATCATATACTCCTGATAGAACTTATGAGGCTTTCCAGAGTCTACATAGAATTTTTTCTTTTCAGTCAGTTTAGATAGTGGAAACCAACTGTGCCATAGTGCCTCATCGTCCTGTATTGCCTTATACAGCATTACTTTCCAAGAAAAGTCTTTATCTTCGCTTTGAGCTTTTTCATAATTGGTAATAAGGTTATTAATGAAAGAGTCATAATGAACAGGTGTACCATTGATGCGAAGACGACCGTCATGAGGCTCCAAAGCAGGAGCAACGACAGCTGTAACCATGTTAGCATTTTTCGACCTTGATTCTGAAGTAAGCGTATTATTTTCGTCTTCAAAGTCGTCGAGCACCACAAGATCATACCTTTTATGCAACTTAGCACCACCACGAATACCCGATATATTAGATTTGGATATGAGTTTGCAGCCATTTTTAAGCTCTATGTCCTGTTCTGTCCATTTTCTTCCTTTCATACTTCCAAAATAGTACTTGATCTTTTCATTATACTCTAGATGGGTTTTAACATAGTCCATATTCCCAACCGCAAGTTTTTGTGTTGCAGATACCCATCCATAAAACAGAGGCTCATCCGCAAAACAAAATGAACGTATTATATCTGCCTTAGTCAGAACCGTTTTTCCATGTCCTCTTGGCATAATTATTGCCAGGTTTCGGTACTTATGCAGGTCACCTTTTTTTTCATCTATAGCATCAACTATCTCATAGTGAAACCATGGCGTTTCAGAACGTCCAAAATCATCTGGTAGAAACAGCTTTCCAAAAGCAATTATGTCGTTCTTGGCTGCCAGCAAGAATTCCTCTGCCTGTGAGACATCTTGGGTATTAATATTGGCCACTACAGCGTATCTTCTCCATGGCTGCTATACTCTGGAAGTCCTGGCCTTTTAACCTCTTCCAGCTTATTTTGCTCAAAGCCTTGAAAGATTCCAGTAATTTCTGTCATTTTTTGTTTCTCAACAACTCCCCATGCGTCCCAAAGCATCTTAAGGGCGTTTATACGGTCGCTCCCATTCTTACCATTATCAACCTCCTCCTTAGCTTTTTCAAGCAAGTAATAGAGATCAATCTTCAACTTACCCATTACATCTTCTTTGTTTTTATCCATAAGAACATCTATCCTTTGTGTTTTTAAAAGTAATGCAGCTCGTTTTTTAGCATATTCTCTGCTGTTTGCGTCGTACACATCCATGTATGCATCAACGGCATCTTGCCCAAGAACCATTCTGTGAGCAAATAATTTTTCTTTACCAGTTGGATTTTTACGATTCATCAGTGTATCGTAGCTACTCTTGCCATTCAGACTCTGACGGTTTTTGCGCTCTGCTGTGTCCATTTTTCCAGTTACGGAGTATGTACCAATACAGGTCTGGACAACGTCGGTTTTGCCTATTTTCTTTCTTTTTAAGACCTGAATATAAGCGTCATCATCTGTATGAACCCAGTCACCATCGCACCCGTCGCGCCAATTTTTTATAGGTCTAATTTCTTCAGGCAGCTCAGACTCCAGGTCATACACAAAATGCTCCTTATCTTTAACGATATAGGATCTCAAGTACTACCGTAGACCTTTTTTAGGCTTTCTAATCTTACGTCTTTTTTTATGGGTACGTTTTCTTTCAGGAACTAGATCAAAGTCAGATGTCTGGTTTAAGACAGCTGGCTCTCCAGCTAAAGAAAAAACCAGTATAAGCGCCTCAATCAATTCCTGCGTCCCTGTGGTTTCCAGCCTTGTTTACGCATAGTGCCGTAGACGTAGGCATCCGCACTCTTTTCTGAGAGGCCTTTTTGATTAGCTTGGCTTTTTAATTTTTTTTCTAATTTTCTTGGCATACCCGTATACCCTATTACCTTTACCTATACCTTTACCTATACCTTTACCTTAGCCCCTAAATGACCCCCCTAATACAGAGGGGGTAGGGGCAGGTGGGGGAGACCCCCTACCTAGTAACCTATATTTTTAACTGTTGGCATTATATTTGCCATCATATCAGATTTAGTCTTAACTGCGTCTGGATTCCTCTTAGCGCGTGCTTTAGCCTTATTCTGGGCTATTCTTTTATTTGCAGCTACTGGGCTCTCGCCTGGATACTTTTCAAACTGTGGCATGTGTATTTCCCCTATTTTAAGTAGCATTAAGTTAAAGAATGTTTACAAAAGTACAAAACCTAAAAAATAGTAGGATTTGAATGCTCGTCCAATAACCTAAAGGGGGCGGGGCGTCGGTGGTTTTTCGGTTTTGCGATTCCGTTATCTTTGGTTTTTTTCCTAACCATTACCTCGTCGACAACAATCGGCATCCATCGGTTACCGACGAGAACCAGTTGATGTAAAGAAGGGGACATCGTCGACTAACCTGTAAGAATATAACCCAATCCTCCTCGGTCATTCTATTATTCTTATACTACTGCATTTTTACTCATCCATCGGTTATACATTCGTAACGGCAATGTTAACGGCTATCGGTTATCTTGTTTGTTATACTCCTCTATGTATAGTCTGTTAGTTTGAGGCACTGATATTTGAGGCGATCCTCGTCGACAAACTGCTATCTACATTTAAGTAATCA